GGCGCACCTCCTCCGAGCGGGCCCCCGCTAGGTCCGCTCGCGGCCGGCGGCCCACCGCCGGGACCCGCTGGTGGGGCGAACCCCCTTGGTCCGCCAGCGGGTCAGCCGCCGCCTGGTCCGATGGCTGGAGCGCCGTCGCCGCCTCTGCCGCCGTCGCTCATGCAGCCGCCGCCGCCGGTCTACGACCACGCCGTGGTCGAGTACGAGGTGGTGAAGCCGCTGATCAAAGTCGCCGGCGTGCCGCCGGAAGAGATGCGGCTCGACCGCTACGCGCGGACTTTCAAGGATAGCCGCGTCGTCGGTCACCAGCGCATCGTGGCGGTCGATCAACTGATTGCGATGGGCTACTCGCGCGAACAGTGCATGGAGCACATCCAGACTTCAGAATCGACCTTCACCACTGAGCCGCAACTGCGCAACCCAGGCCGCTTCATGGGCACCAGGCTGGGCGATGGGGTGAAATACGGCGAGTGGTACGTAAAAGTCGATCGCGACGGTGATGGCGTTCCTGAACTTAGGTATATCTGCACTTTTGGTGATGACAATGTCGTTGTTTCGGATGAGTACGCCAATAGAGTGAAGTGCGCGGTCTTTGCTTGCGACCCTATTAGCCACACCATTATCGGCGATAGCCTAGCTGATTATACCGAAGACATTCAACGCATTAAGACAAATATGATGCGGGCTATTTTAGACAGTGCTGCTGAGAGTATTAACCCAAAAACTGTCATCAACGAACTAATGGTTACTGTCGATGATGCGCTCAACGATGATCTCGGCGCTGTCATCCGGACCCGCGGCGATCCCAGCGCGTCGGTGATGTTCACCAACACGCCCTTCCTCGGCCAGCAAGCGATGCCGGTCATCGACATGCTGAACGATCAGCTACAGCGCCGCACCGGCTTGAGCGACGCGGCGAAAGGGCTCGACCCCAAAGCGCTGCAGTCGAGCACGATGCTTGGGGTCGAGGCTGTCATCAACGGGGCGCAGGAGCGGATCGAGCTCGTCGCGCGGGTTTTATGCGAAACAGGCTTCAAAGACCTGTTCATGGGGTTGTTCAACGAGATCTGCGAGAACCCGAACCAGCAGCGGACGCTGAAGATCCGCGGGAAGTTCGTGCCCTACGACACATCGACCTTCGATGCGACGATGCAAGTCGAGGTCAACCCGAACCTGGGCAAGGGCTCGGACATGACCCGCATGCTGGCCTTGAACCAGATCAAGCAGGATCAGCAGTTGCTGGTGACCCAAATGGGGTTGAACAACCCGATTTGCGGCGTCGTGGAGATGCTCAACACCCAGACTGACATGCTTTCGCTGGCGAACATCAAAAATGTCAGCCGCTACTTCAAAACGCCGAGCCCGCAAGCGCTGCAGCAAATGCAGTCTGCGCCCAAGTCGCCGGATCCGATGGCGCTCGCCGCCCAGGCGCAATTGGAGAAGGTTCGCTCCGACACTGCCAAGGCGGTCGGCCAGCAGAATCTCGACCGCACCAAGATGGAGCAGGAGAACGCCTTCAAGCAGCATCAACTGCACGTCAAGACTGCGCTCGATCTGCAGAAGCTCGACATCGACAGCCAAAAAGCTGGCCTCGACCATCACGTTGCGCTGGCCCAGTTGGGCAGTCAGTTAGCCTCCGATCAGCAGGATCGTGATCAGCAGGACCAGAAGAGCCAGGTTGACATGGCTCAAGCTCAAAACGATTCGGACGCCCAAGCCCAGCAGCATCAGCAAGCAGAGAACGATGCGCAACTGAAGGCGGCTCAGATGATGAGTCAGCATCAGCAGAGCATGGCGCAGATCGACTCCGCTCACAGCCAGGCGATGACCAAGATGGCGGCCGACCATCACGCGGCGATGTCGGGCGTCGGGGCGAAGAACGCGGCGACGGTCGCCGGCGCGCTCTCGGGCGACGCCGACCGGATGCACGAACAGCATCAGTCGGCAATGGAGCGGCTGCACCAGACGCACCAGGCGGCGCTTGATCGTGACACTCAAGAGCGCACCACCGCGGCGACGCTGAGTAATCAGCAGACGCTGGCGAAGATGAAACCGAAGCCGAAGAAATGACCGAGCCGCTCAAGAAGGTCGATCCGGAACTGATGAAGGCGATCGCGCGGGAATCCGCCGACCTTCTGCGGAACCGCGCTTTCACCACCGCTGTCCGGACGCTGCATCTGCAGTGCATAGGCCGATTGATGGATGAGACTTTGGATGACCGGGGGATGTGGAACGTCGTCGCCGAACTGAGAGTGCTGGAAAACCTCTCGCGGCGGCTCGCCAGTGCGGCGAAGGACGTCGATTTTGCACAGGGAGGACGCGATGCCCCAAGAGGGCGTTGATGCAGTTGCGGCTGAGTTTGCCGCCGAAATAGCGCCGCAAAGCCGGCCGCGCGACCAGGGCGGAAAGTTCGTTTCTACGACCAGCAAGCCGGAACCGATGTTCAGCCCGCGGGAGATCGAGGGCGATCCGCTCACTGGCGACACGCGCGATGGCGGCGATAATGAAAGGTTGCGCGCGAAGGAGCGCGAAGTCGCCGATGGTCGCCGCCGCGAACCGGACGACGGCGAGGTCGAGGACGTCGAGCGCGAGCCGGAAGCGATCGGCGAGCATGACGACGAGGCGCCCGACGAGACGCCCGACGATGGTGAGCGCTATGAGGTTGTGGTCGACGGTCAGCCGCATGAGATCAGCCTTCAGGAGGCGCTCAATGGGTACATTCGACAGGACACGTTCCACCAGCGCATGCAGCAAGTCACCCAGGCCACTCAGGAGCTTGAGGCGGACTACAATCGGCTGAAGCATGGCTGGGCGCTGTGGAACAAGGCGCGTCTCGATTATGAGGAGGATCTGGCCAATCTGACGCCGAGAGAGCCGGATTGGGATGTGGAGTTCGCGCGCGACCCGCGCGCCGCGCACGCCCAGCAGAAGATCTACCAGACAATTTACGGAAAGCTGACGGCGTCGCGCGAGATGCGGGCCCAGCGCGAGGCTGAAATTGCGGCTGAGAACGATAGACGGACCCAGAAATTTGCAGTAGATGGGTTTTCGCAGTTCGTCATGCGCAACATCAAGTTGCTGCCGGATGAGCCGACGCTGAAGAAGAATATTCAGTCGATGCGGCGCACCGCGATGGCTGAAGGCTTCAGCGAATATGAAGTGGCCACTGTCTACGACCCGCGAATGCTCACGGTGTTGTTGAAGGCCAGCAAGTACGACCGGATGCAGGCAAACCGCCTCAAGCCTGTAGATCCGAGCAGAGGCAAGACGTTGGCTCCCGGCGCCGCTACCCCCCTTAGCGGGAATGGACGCCGGTCAGGGTTCGACGACGCACAGCGCCAGTTGGCGCGTTCAGGACGTCTCCAAGACGCCGTTGAAGTGTTTCGAAGATTGCTCTGACTATGGGAGTCTACCGTGCCAAAGGTTACTAACGCATTTACTACGTATGGCGCTGCAGCCAACAGAGAAGATTTATCGAATGCGATCTATAATATAGATCCTTTCGATACTCCAGTAATGTCTGCCATCAAGCGTCGGAATGTCAAAAACCGGACGTTCGATTGGCAGACGGAATTCCTGCCCAATGTAGCCCCGGCTTATCCGACCGCCGGCTACAACGCGCAGCTTGAAGGATTCCTGCTCTCCAACCAGCCGGCGCAGCCGACCGTCCGCCAAAATAATGTGACGCAGATCAGCGAAAGGGACGCGACTGTCTCTGGCTCCCAGGAGGAAAGCGACGCCGCCGGCAAGTCGAGCGAGATGGCTCACCAGATGGCGATGGCGAGCAAAGTCCTCAAAAGCGATATCGAGACGGCGCTCTGCTCTCGGCAGCAACGGGTCAACGGCGACGACACGACGCCCAACGCCCGCGTCACCGAAGGCATCGCGCACTGGCTCGCGCGGGCGAAGGACAAGACCGGCGCCGTCAACGGCGCGATTGCGCCAGGCACAGTCACCACCGGCGTTCCGACCATCCCAGGCGCCGCTCCAGGCGACGCGCCGTTTCCGGTTCCCGGCGCCCCCATCCAGCTTACCGAAGCCATGTTGGGCGACGCGATGCAGAAAGCCTACGTAAATGGGGCGAGCCCGACGTTATGGGTCGTGCCGCCAGGCCCCAAAAGAACCGTTTCGACCTTCGTTGGAAGAAGCACTACTCAGGTTCTTGTCGGCAAGACCGAAGTGGTCAGCACAGTTGACGTGCTGGCTACAGATTTTGGTCGAGTGAAGTGCATTCCGAGCCGCTGGGTCGCGCCAGACATCGGACTGCTGATCGACCAAGACTATGCCGCGGTCGCCTTTTTCCGGTCGTTTCGCCAGTACCTGATGGCGCGCACCGGCGACGCTGAAACGCGCATGATCGTCGTTGAATGGGGCATGGAGATGAGGAATCCATTGGCCCATATTCTTTTCAACGGCATTACGAAGTGAAGGGCGTTCGTCATGGGCGAGGCCCGCCGTCGCTACCAGTTTCGTGACGGCGTAGCCCGCTCAACGATCACCGACGACGATCGCCTCGTCATTCACACGCAGATGGACGTCGAGCCGGTGCTCGATTCCATCGCGCGTGATCGCGAGATCATGCGCAACGACGGCGACAACCGGCTGCTCGGCCGGCTCCCGATGATCGTGGTCGAGGATCTGATCAAGCGCGGGATCTACGACGATCCGGACGCCTTCGATCGCTGGTGGAATTCGATCGAAGCGAATCCCTGGAGGATCTGGCGTGGCTGGGTTTGATGGCGATAGAAGACACCGCCCTCAAGCCGCTCCCCTTCGGCCCAGTGGCGATCGCGGGCGCGTGCGTGGTCGCTGGCTATGTCGCGCTGGTGATGTACCAGGCATGGCGGCAAGGCCCGGCTTTTCGAGCGCCGATCCGCGACTTCATCGCCATTCTGATCGTGATCGGGTTTCTCTGTGTCGTCGCCTACATGTTCGTCGTCACGCCCAATCCCAGCGCGGATATTCTGGTCGGCGCGCTGATCGCCGCCTTCAGCGCTATCGTCGCGATGTACTTCAAGCTTGGCGGAAAGGATCCTCCCAGTGAGTGATCTCACCGACGCCGATTTCGAGCGCGCGGCGAAGGCGCTCGATTGCGAAGTCGCGGCAATCAAGGCGGTTGCGGAGGTAGAGAGCGCGGGGGCTGGCTTCCTGCCGGATGGCAGACCGACAATCCTCTACGAGGCGCATATTTTCCACGCCGAAACGAAGGGCAGACACGCTGGTGTCGGCGATCGGAAAGGCGTCAGCCTGTCGTCCAAGAACTGGAACAAGGCGCTTTACGGCGCGACCGGCGCGAACCAGCACAATCGCTACGAGGACGCCCGTAAGTTCAACACCGACGCCGCCAACAAAGCGTGCTCCTGGGGCATTTTCCAGATCCTGGGGCAGAACTACAAGGTTTGTGGGTTCGACACTTCGCAAGCCTTTGTCGACGCGCTGTGGACCGGCGGGGCGTCAGCGCATCTCGACGCTTTCGTCAAGTTTATTCAGGGTAACAAGCTCGACGGCGCGCTGCGCGCCAAAAACTGGGCGGCGTTCGCCAGGGGCTACAACGGACCGGCTTACGCTCAGAACCAGTACGACCAGAAAATGGCGGCGGCTTACGCGAGGTTGAAGAAATGAGTCTTCTTGGAACCGTCCTCATCGTTCTCCTCGTTTTGATCCTGCTTGGCGGCGTCGG